GCCTGATTTCTACCAACTTCTAACCATTTACTTCCGTTATATCTAAAAGTAAATAAATCTCCTAAACTAGCAGTTGTTGTTAATGTTGGAGCAGTATCAGAAGCAAACTCAAAAACTGCGTTCCATGTTAATGTTCTTGAACCTGTTCCGTCTTGTATGACTAGAATTGAACAAAATTGTCCTGTGCTACCATTTGTTGGAGCTGCCATCGTTCTATTACCACCAAGTGTAACTTTACTAACAGATTGTGATGACATGTCCCAAGTTATAGTCGCTTGGTCCGTTAATGTTGTTTCTGCGATATAAGCTTTGTCTGCTATAACTTCTCCTGTTACATCAATATTACCTGTAACTGCAATGTTTTCAGTAATTCTAGGACTTTCACTACCTACAATTGATATAACACCACCCATATTTGCGTGTGAAGAACATTGATAGTATAAAGTTGAAGGTGTTGCTTTTGTAACCGTTAATGTTAAATGGTCTCCTGAAGAACCACCTGTACCAGATGTAGTTACATTGGTTGTATATTGTGTTGTTCTAGCGGCAGAATCATAAAGTTTAAAAGGATGACTACCGAGTGTACCACTAGATAAATCAAATTTATAAACACCAGGTGAAAGTTGTAAGTGAGGTCCCTCATGTCCGTCAATTACATAACCATTTGAAGAACCATCACCGTATGCTGTGTGTTCAGTTGTTTTAGTTGCAACCGTTACCGTTAATACTTGTGTTACCGTTGCGTCTGGTGAACGGTGAGAAACATAACCAACATCTTGTACATCATTACCTTGTGCGTCTAAATCTCCACCAAGTTGAGGTGTTGTATCAGCTGCTAAACTTGCTATACCGCTTGTTATTGTTGCCGGGTCAAATCTACCACCTGAAGAATTCCATGATAATACTTGTCCGTTTGATATACTTGCAATAGAACCAACATTTCCTAAAAGTGATATAGAATCACCCTCTTGTAATAATCTTACCCAACCACCTGTGTCTGCAACATAAGGAACATTACCATCAACATCATAAGCAAACATTCCTTCATAATCTGAAGCCGTTGGTAAAGAACCTGAGTTTGCATAATTAAATCTAATTTTATTTGCTGAACCTGTTGTACTAATCGTACCTGTTCCAGATAAACTTGAAGTGCCATCTAAATTTAAATTTGTTATTGTAGTTTGTGTGCCACCTAATGCTATGGTATCTGCACCAATCGTAATTGAACTATTTGATAATGATGAGTTACCAATATTAGATAGTGTATTAGAAGCACCTGAAATTGTTTTATTTGTTAGTGTATCAGTAGATGTTTCTGTTACAACTGCACCATCTGTAGCAATAGTTAATTCTGTGCCATTGAGAGTTGTTGAAATACCAGAACCACCTAATATAGAAAATCCACCACCAAGTGAAAGACTTGTACTTGATGAACTATCATCACTTATAGAAATTGTTGAGTTTGCTAAATTAGCATTTGATATTCCTGCACTACCTGACAACATTGAGTTTGTAATACCAGAAATTGTATTACTACCTGCAACAATTGTCTTGTTTGTTAATGCCTCTGAACCGGCTAATGTTGCAAAACTACCGTCTGATAACGCCGTATTGAATTGTGCTGTTGTGCCTGTTATGGTGTTTGAACCAAGCGCTATTGATTTATTTGTAAGTGTGGTAGAGCCAGAAGCAGTTAATACTAATGATGTATCAAGAGCAAGAGTTAAATCATTACTTGATAAAGATGTGGATATACCTGTACCACCTAAAATTCTTAATACTTCACCATTAGCAGATATAATAGTTTCAGTAGAACTATCATCTTGCAATTTCCATGTTCCGTCAACCGTTGTACCGTCACCAATAGCTGTATAAATTTCTGTAAAGTTTAAATTTACTTTATTAGCACCGTCTCGGAGATTATCTCCTGTTCCGTCGTTTGCTGATGAACCTCTATTGATTGTTAGTTTTGCCATTTATTAACTCTCTTTTACTATATTTATACAAATTCTATGGGTTAGTATCATCAAATTTAATTGCGTTTGAGTCAAATCTTACCAATGTGTTACTAAACAAGTTAGCATTGAAAGCTGTCTCTGTAGGAAACGCATAATTCATCTTTATTCTTCTACCTATTTCAGTTGAAGTTAATAAGAAAATAGGCGCCACTTGACCATCAAGAGCTGTTTTAGTGCCTGTTATTCTTAAATCATTAAGGTTTTGAAATGTACTAGCAGATGAACCAGTATTTGATGTTCCAAATACGGTATTTGCAAATTTATTTAATGAATTAAATCTAGGACCAGCATATGCGTAACCACTTCTAACATCATGGTTTACACCTGAACCGTCTGTTATAATATTTCTTTGCCTACTTAAATAATTAACAGATATATCTTCTCTAGTTAATGTTAAATCTCTTGTATTATCACCAAAAGTTTCTTCGTATGTGTTGCTAGCGTCAGGATTTACACCAAGATGAATATTTGCTCTTAATGATGTACCGTCTGAATTTGTTCCTAATCGTCTACCAAACACGGTAGAGAAAATTGTATTAACAAGTGATAATAACGGAGTTTCTTCAACACCCGATACAACACCAGTTACAGGTCCGTTAGCAGTTACGGTAATTCTTGATTCAATATCAACTTGACCTGTAAAATAAAAACCTGATGTATGCATGGTCTTTTTAAATGCGTCTCGCCATTGTGAAATTGAACGGCCAACTTTTAATACATATGAAAAATCTTGATAATATAAACTATCTTGTATTCTCATTGTAGTTTCTGATAATTTACCTCTCTCATTAATAAATTCACCATCTGTATCTGCTATAGAAACCACATTTACGGTAGCAGTAGAGATATCTAATTTTTTAAGTTTACAAGTACCTGATGTAGCTGATGTTATAGTTTCATCAATTACAAAACTTCCTGTTACTGATTTTACTCTTAATAAACCTCTATCACTATCAAAACTATCAATTGTGCCTGAAGCTCCTCCTGCACCAGTTACCGTATCGCCAGTAATAAATGTTCCTGTAACACTTGTTACAATCATATTATTAAAAAAACCTAAAGTTGGTGGAGTAGGTGCCGTTTCATAACTTCTACCTAATGATACGGTTTTTAATTTTACAATTCTTCCAATATCATCACCATAAGCTTTTACTACTGCGCCTGAACCTGTTGATGATGTTACTGATACGGTAGGTAAAGATGTATATTGATTACCACCATTAGTAATAAAAATTTCTTCAATAGTTTGTAGGTCTGTAAATTTTTCTTGAACTAATACCTTACCCTCATAAGAGTCACCTCTGGTAGTTTCATCTTCTAAAACAAATCTATCTTCGGTGCCATCAGCTGCAGCTGTTGAACTATTTTGGTCTGCAAATCCACCATTAACAATTTTTACAAAACCAGCTGCATTATTTCCGCTTGTTCCTGTATTTGTAAATGATAAAGTATCACCAATTTCATATCCTGTTCCTTTATTATCAATAACTATTTCTGTTACACTACCTGGTCCTATGTCATCAATTTGAAATAAAGCACCTGTGCCACCAGCAGTTAAAGTAATTGTATCAGTTGTTAAATTTAATGAACCATCATTTGTAATATTTTTTGTTCCTGGAATACCTGTAACATTTGCTTTTATGAAATAATCATCTGTGTCTGAACTTGTGCCTTGTACTTCTTCACCTACCGTGAATGTTCCTTGAATACTATCATCATTTAAAATTAATTGAGTAACGGTTTTATCACCTATTTGAAAAGTTGTAGTGCTTTCTACAATAGCAGTTGCACTAGAAGATTGTCCTGTTATTGTTCTACCAGTTAATTGATTAGCGTCTCCTACTGAAGCAATAACTCTTAAAACTTTTAAAGTATCAAATTGACCGTCAGAGGCCTTAAGCATTTGTTCTTTAGGATAAATTGTTTCGGATGTTTCACCAAACAATATTCTAAAAAACATTTCATGGCCACGAATAGAACCTTTAGACCTATAAAGTGATTTTATATTTTTAATTAATTTTCTTTTATCGACCCCTGAAGCTAAATTTTCTGGAAGAGTTGCTAAAAATTCATCTCTAAAATTAAATAAAAAGTGATTAATAACTCCGTCAGGATCCCTAAAATTAATTAAGTCAACAATATTATTTACAGGATTTGGTTTATAATTACTAATCGTTGCTGTGGCGCCTGAAGATTGGCCTATGACTTGTTCAGTTAAACCAAATTTATCTTGCGCTGAAATAATTATTTTTAAAGGGTCTGAACTTTCAGAAATAACAACAGCAGTTGCACCTGTTGTTTGGCCTGTTATTGTCTCGCCTCTAGTAAATGAACCTACTGGTGTTTCTTCTAATAATATTTTATCACCTGCGTCTAGTAATGTTCTTGCTGTATCTTTACGACTAGAGTTTAAAACTAAATTGTTTGTTTGACCTGTTTCTGATTGTAGTAAAATACCATCTGTCGCTTGAACACTAGAAAAAGTTAATTCAGCAGATTCTAATAATTGATAATATGTTTTTAAAAATTGAGCAAACTTCGGGTGGTCACTAACTACAAATTCTGGTAGTTGGCTATTAAGTATCGTTGAAATCTTATCATTAAATTTTGCCATTGTTCATTAATAACTTGATGTTGTTGTGTAACCTACACCAGCGTCAGCAGA